CCAATTTCTAATGCCAACTGCGAAAGTCTATTTTTTTCAGCCATCATATCGATATAGTAATCAACTAGTTGACCATCCTTATTAAACAATTTCTTTACAAATTGAAACATTGATTCACCTCCTCATTTTTTCTATATATAAATAATCGTTTCATCTAACATATCTTCTCCAGAAATACTACATACAAATGCCATGAAACCATCATTCTTTCTTAATTTTGGTTCTATTTTTCCATATGATTTATTTCCATACTTATCCATTTTGACAGCAGTATTATTGGTATACCATCGCATGATGGCGCTATTCCCAAAGTTAATATTTCCATCTACAAATGCTTTTTCTATTAAAGGTGCTACATATGTATTGATTGCACCTTGATTTCTAATCATTCTTACAAGCCCAGCTGGATTTTTCTTATCTTCTATAGTAATTCCTTTTCGTTCAAATACTTCTCTAAACAACTTAAATCTATACGTATCCATGATGATTTTAACTACATTGTATTTTTGCATTTGCTCAATACACCATTCGACAATCGCATTTATACTTAAACTTTCTGAGTTGACTATTTCATAATCATTGAATCCCTCTAATCCTATATTGTTTTCTATAGGAAATTTAATTGATTCAAAAAATGGGCTGTTCCTGCAAATCCATGTCTTTTGTCTCCAAACATAAACACCATCTATTTTAAAAAGCAAACCAGCAGATGCAAAATCTCGGATATCTGCATAGTCAATTCCTATAATGCAAGGATGATAGTTTATATCATCTGGAATCGCTCTTTCTATCTTATTTTCTACATCACTATAACAAGCTTTTAAAATATCTTCCCATTTGGCTACTGTTATTTCTTCATTTCTCGCAGGTAGATTCATTCTTTTAGTTAAAAATTCTGTCATCATCGATGGTAATTTTTGTGCTTCTTTAAAATCTCTTAAAATTTGTATTTTTAAATCTGGAAGAAATTCCATCGATGGATTTGCTAAGACAAAATATTTAGGATCATTAGCTTGCTCTTTTGAGTTGATTTTACAAAAAAAGGGAAAATAACCTAAATCATTTTCTCCTGTTTTTAATATATCATTGCATAATTGAATTAAATCATCTAAAGGACCATCTCGAACGTTCCCATTTGTAGTAATAATAAATTTTCTTGCGTGCTTTATTTTTCCTAATTGAGAATTAAATACTTTTATTTGATCATAATTTTCATATCCATGATATTCATTAAAAAGAATAGCTCCCGATTTCTTACCATCCTTCGTCTTAGCGTTAGAAGTATTATAACGTAACTCAGCTCGTGTCTTTCTATTCTTGATAAGCTCTTTTGTTTTATAGAATTT